AAAATATTCATACGACTTTTCATAAGCATATTCTGCTTCAGGCATGAATGAATCCATATACTCAAGAACTCTGCGCATTGCCTTGAATACACCAAGTTCGTAAAGGTCACAAGAAATCATTCTACCATCTGTGGTATTATCTAAATCATCAACGATGCTTAATTCAGAAACTGATGGTGGAAATTCATCAATAGGGAGAACTCGAAGTTGTCTTGTAAATTCAAGTGTGGTTGTTTCTGGAAATGCATTGATAGTATTTCTAACAGTATCATTCATCCATGCTACTAACCAATGCTTTTCTTTAACTCTAGTACCAATTTCAATCGCTTCTTGTTTGTGCATTTCAACAGCAAAGTGATCTGATGGTTTGTCCCAATCTTCTGCTGGGATTAGTTGACCTGTGTTTTCTAGACGACCCATGATTTCGATGACATACTCTTCGAATCCAGTTTCTAAGAATACACCGAATCCTTCGTGTGCGTGTCCTAATGTACCATGCTGTTCACTCTCTTGATCCCAGATGTCCATAGCAACATCAAGATAAGAGAATAAGAAAATTTGTAATTTAACGTAGTCTGTAGGAATTTCAACCGTCATATCTACAGAAGAATTGAAAGCAAACTCAGCAAATAATTTAAGTCCTACTGGGTGAACTAATTTCTTTAATACTTCACGGTATGCTTGAATAGGAACTGGAGATTTAATTACATAAGAAAAGTCTTGGTAATAATCATTATCCTGCATCTTACGGTCAGATGAAATAAACGCAGTAGAGTCTAACCACTCTCCGTTTGGAATCCAAAGTGCCGTTTTTACTAAAGGTTGAGTGCCATCTTCTAAAGCAATACATTCTTCTCGTGAAGTTGGTCTAGACGTACCCACAGACAATGAATTTTGTACTGTTTGTATTCCCTTTGTTACTGTTAAGAACGGAAACCAAAATAAATGTGCACTTTCCCCATAATGGTCTGAAGTCGGGTCGGCTGCATCTGGATGCATAGCACCCATACAATCACGTTCCGTTAAGAATGAACCTAATGGCCATTCGTTATTTGAAGAACAAAAACTAACAGTAGGGTTTGGATCATAGTTTAAAGCAGAAGTATTAAATACTTCTTCCCCAACGATAAATTCACCTTGTATTTCTGTAAGGTCAAATTTAGTCCAGTTAATATTTTCAACACCAACTTTAGCATATGCCCCAGAAGTAACACCTGTAATTGTATTATCTGTTGCGTGTTTTATTTCTACTCTAGGACCAGTAATATTAATCCAAGTTTCGTTCCACTTAGCACCATTAATAGCACACTCACCGTCAGAACGTATTCCTTCAGAAGTGATAGTTGCAGTGGTTGGTGTATTACCAGATGTTCCAACATCTTCTAAAATAACCTCACCTTGAAGGAAATTACCGTTGACTTCTGTTAATAGTAATTGTGTAGAGTCTGATAATGTAATACCCTCTTCAGTATCAACAAATGCTGTTGCGCCCGAAGTTTGACCAATAATCTTTTTGTTGTAGAATAATACAGTATTCGCAGCAGTCCCATCTATATTAATCCATTGTGGTTCATGCCACTTTGAATTAGATGCTTTCCACATAAATTCTTTAGGATAAATAATATCTGCATCTGTATTAAATTCTCTTCTAAATAAAAAGTCAATACCCTTTACAGTACCTTTTTCTTTATAAGTATCTTTAATGTTCTTAGCAAGAAAAGATTTATCTGTTTGTATTATTGTTGGGTCTATCGTATTATGAGGTATGTTACCCAAATACTGTTTTTCAAACTCTGGTATAAATTGATCCAAAGCATGATCAATATCTATGTTTTTAAGTAAGTCTGATATTTGAGTATATTCACCCAATTCACCATTAATTCCAGTTTCCCTTTCTAGGTATTCGAAATAACCTTTGATAAATTCTATAAATTTAGGATGGTCCTCACGAACGTAATCCGGAACCATTCGTTCGACGAATACCGAAAGGAACTTCGCTGGATTTTCAGTGAATTTGCTATTACTCATAACCTACCCTAATTAGTTAGATATTGTTTCTAATTTAACGTTGGTACTATTTAGTACCAAAAGGTTATTCCGTAATGTAGATATGTCATTTGATTTAGGTTCTACGTACAAACTTATTACAGTATTAATATCTAATATTGGATTAAAACCATTTAACTCGATTATTCCGTTTTCATAATCTACAGTTCCTTGAGCTGTATTAATAAACCCCTCTGAGATTATATCGTATAGAAGAATATTACCTTGTCCGTCGTCTAATAATGCCATCTGAGTACCAGAAACAGAAGAACCAAAAACAGATGAAATTGCCGTTCCTGGTTTTACTTCATTGTTAAACTTAAAGATATAGTTTCCTACAGTATTTGAATTCTGAGTATAGAATTTTTTATAAATCTTTAACGTGGTTAAATTGTTACTAATTGAAATGTCCGAATTATCAATAGTTTGAGATAATTTTGAAAATCGCATATTAACTTTAAATTGATTAATTTCGTCTGAAAAGAAACTATTAACATTTTCTATAATATTAGTTTGTATGCTTCCTGAAGTAATTGATGATACCAATGGGTCATATTTAACCGTAGTGTTTATATCAATATACGTATATTCAGGTGCTACGATAATTGGATTAACGGCAAGAATATTATACTTTGAAAGGATATCGTCTGTTAATCTTTGTTTAGTAAGTGGGGATAATTCTAATCCGTATTTAGGTTTAATTGAAATAAATACAGCACCATATTGAGGTGGATCATTATCTTCACCACCCCATACTGAAATAGAATCAATATTTGGATATTTTTCTAAAAGAATAGTCTTATAATCTTCAGCAGTTACAGCACGGTTTTGTCTTTCATATGACTTAGGAGCAGTTTGTCTGATAGATTCAATAGTTTCTAACTCAGTACCTAATGATGATATATTAATAGTTTCTATTATAACCCTATCTGAATCATAAGAACCGTCAATTACAGAATCTAATGAAAATACTTGAGAGCGTACAGTAGAAGTATAATTAGCAGGTGTTCCTTTAGTGGATAAATATTCAACATTAACCACAGTCCCATCTCTAGGAATAGAACCGAAAATATCATTACCAAAATAAATTTCTGTAATAGCGTCTAATCCTTCCTGGAAGAAAAATATTTTAGAATCTGGTTTGGATTCTGATAAAAATTGATTATTTATCCAAGGAGTTCCGTCTACAGACAACGATAATGTTGCTCTATCGCATCCCTTATCGTAAACAAAAAATTGCTGATGCTCTTGAGACTTATCATAAACCCATTCTAGTGCTTTAATCTGCCCTTGAGTTACAGTAAGTTCTCCAGTAAACTCTCCAGCATCGTCTGAGAATATGTTTACGGTGTCTAGAGAAGTAAATTGATATGAGTTTCCATTAATAGTTGATGTAAATACAGTACCTCTTTCTATAGAAATATAGTCAGGATCTAAACCAGAAGTATCAAATGTTAATTTAATAATTGCCTCAGATGAAGTAATAGATTTTGGGATATATCCCAGAGACTTTGCGTGAGATACAACTGAGTTTCTTAGTGTAGCAGTATCTAAGAAAGATTCATTGATTGCCATATTTGCGTGGAAACCCATGTAATGAGTTGTGTATGCCATAACATCTAGCATAACAGACATACCAGAACCCTCAAAGTCAAAATCTGTAAAAGTATCTTGTCCTCTTAAAAAATCCTTAATATTATCTTTAACTTTATCAAATTCTAAATCTGAGATATTTAATTGTTTATCTAATGCCATATTACACCTTTATCTTAATCTATCTAAAAAGAAATCTAATTCAACGATTTCTTGTTCGTTAATAGGAACATACACAATCCATACTGCATACCTATTCTCATCTGGAACTGCTTTCACTGTAACAGATTGTAAATCGGCTCTAGGTTCTTGTGTATTTATTGCGTTTTCAATCTGTGCTTCTAATGTTATTCGTGTTGTTGACGACATTGGTTGAAATAACGAATTATAAACAGTTGAACCAAAGTCTGGGTTAAACACCCTTTCTCCTTTTTTGGTCTTTATTATATTCATAATAGAACCGTTAATAGCAGAATGGTCATAACGACCAACAACATCATTGGTATGCGGATGAACCAGCATATCCAAGTCGATATCTGAGTATTTTCTATTAATTTGTGTTCGTATCGGTTGAGGCATAATAATCCCTTTATTATATATTTATACTATCCATTGGTGATTACATTACCAGAACCTGAAGAATTCATACTACCGCAACCGATAGAATCTCCTATTCTCGCTAATTGTTTACTATTAACAAATACAGTAGGACTACCCGAAGCCTGAGACGACCCATGGGGAGGACATACCGAACAACCATGGGAAGACCAAGCATCACCAACTCTATGTGCTCCCCTACTATTTATCAAAACATTACCACTAGCAGATATATTTCCCCTAGATTTGAAACACCCATGCCCAGTACATACGTCTCCTAACCTTACAGAGCCTGGCATTACGTTATCCCCACAAATGCTTTTTTAGTTGGTAAGACAGAACTTAATTCAATATTTTTATTTGCTCTTATCATATTGCTAGTTATTACCTGCTGTGCAACTAACCCTGCGTCGGTAGTTCCTATTTGACATTTCCAAGTTCCTCCGTTTGATTCGCAACTTGATTTATCCGCATAATTTACGTTTCCTGTACATCTACAAACGGTAATCTTAGAATAATCTCCACTTTCTCTTGCAGCATTAATGACGTCTATATTTTTATCAAATCGTGTTATAGAAGACTCAAACGAAGAAGTTGTCCCTGGAGACTGAACCTTTGCTCCTGAAACGTGTTTATCGAACTGAGTAGGAATATTGTACATCCTTTCTTTATTTATCTCAGGAGAACTGGCTTTAGCACTAGTGCCAGGAGATTCCACATCTTTTCCAACAGCAGTAGGAATAGAACCTTGTTCTGCGATTGCTTTCACTTTACCTAATATTTTTGTTTTTACCCTCGGAGCATCTGCACCAGAACCAAAACTAGTTGGTTCTTGTTTCTCTGCTGGTTGATATTTAACAACACTACTACTAGTTCCAGTTTTTATTTCCGTTACGGAATCGTAGCCAGAAACCTTACTAAGTCCTGAAACTTCAGAACTAGACGTAGTATATGAACTATCATGCCATATGCCGTTATTATTTAAACATTCTTCTTCTGACATATTAGATAACGTATCTCCTCCAGAACAAGAACCAACTTTAAATTGTTTAATTCCATCTTTGTGCTCCATTAGAGCTTTAAATTCAATAGTTTCTTTGACCTTTTTAAAATTATCCAAAACAGGATTAAATGCATTATCCGGATTTCCCATGCCAGCTGCTACTGCCTCTGCCACCCCCGAAAATACTTCTGTTATTTGCTCTATCACTGACTCAAATCCGAGTGAGATTGAATCTAATCCAGTCACACCGTCGGTTGAAACTTCTCCTTCTACTTCTACCCAGGAATTGGCAATAGGGTCCCATTCTAATGGAACAACTGTAGCACCTACGATATCAATACTTGTTTGATTTCCAGATACACTTGTTCCTAATGAAGAAAAGTAAGTTTCGAATGGAATAACTGTTCCTGATGCTTGTTTGTATTGTGGAACTAATTGGTTACCACCGACTAGAGCCGTTGGTGTATCTGGGGAAAATATATCACCGACAATATCACCTAGATCACCACCACCAATAACTCCCTCGTATAAATCTATAATATCGTCCATTACTGGATCTGTGACACTATTGAACATTTGGTTATTATTAACTAAAGCACAAGGGTCTCCCGTGGCTAGATTAGCAAAGGCCGCCCACTGTGCTAATTTATTTAATATGGCATTCAAGGCTGCTAAATCTTTAGCAACTAATTGGTTAAATGCGTCTTTCATGCCAGTACAAAAATCATTGAATGGTTCAAGTAAACCCTGAACGGCATCTAGATTAGTAATCATATTAGCAAGTTTAGATGGGTCTGTTATGTCTAGAACAATTTGTTGAATACGAGATTGTATTTGAGGTAAATCACCAAGTCCTAATACGTCATCGAGAATTCCTTTAGAATCAAACAAGGTCGCAAAACCCGCAATACAATCTACTTCATCGCTATATTGACCCAAGGTATTTGCTAAGTCCCTACCAGCTTCTTGAATACCAGTATTCTTAATATAATCTTCAGTAGATGCTTGAATTGCATCCTGGGCGTAATTACCACACTCATCGAAAGCATCTGATAGATTTTGTACTTCTTGTAATTGTTGATAGAATTGATTTCCATAACCAGGAAACCCAGCTTCAAGAACATTTTGGTCTAAATTAACAGTCATATTTAAACTTGTCGCTGCGTCTTGCAGTCTATTGACGGAAGTCATTGCTGGTGAGTTTAATAAACCACCAACTTGCCCCATTGCATCATTGACATTGTTAAAAATTCCCATGACTATACTCCTATGGATTTAGATGAATAATAGCACCCTTAATAGTATGAGTCGAAGCCGACTCGTCCATTTTAGTACCTGCTGTCATAATATCTGTATTACCTAGAACATCAACGTTCCAATTTCCGTGTACAAATATATTATAATCTCCTATCACTTCAACATTATAAATACCACCAACTTTTAAGTTGACATTCCCGTCCACCGTGACGTGAACATTCCCGCCTACCACATAACCATCTACTGTTTTTTGTTTGACGTGAACAAAGTCGTCGCCAGCTAAAATAGTATAGTTATCTTTAGACACTTTAGTCACCTTTGTTCCGTCTGGGTGAATCTCTTCAAACGTTCCAGACTTGTGCCATTTCATTAACCTTTCTGCATCTGGTGTATCATCCCATTCTTCAACATGACCACTTTCGCTTTCACGAACATGGTTAAATGGATACTCTGCCGCAAAAGGGTTTTCTGGTTCGTCCCAAGGTAGTGCAGTCTTTGATAAATCTCCAGCACTTGCTATTTGAACTTCCATATCTCGTTCACGTAAAACCTCTTCATCTCCTTCTGGTTCGTGTTCGTCGTCCAACTGAGTAGTTTTACTGAACCAAAGCTCACCCTCAACTGGATCTTCAAAGTCTACAACTGCACGTCTATTTGTATCTGGTTCTTTTAAATTCTCCTCTCTTGGGAATTTTTTACTAGGGTCGTTAAAACCGTCATTCCTTGCGACTTCTAACGGATATCCTCCTAATGTTCCCATAATAACAGGATCTTGACAATTCTTTCCATCTCTGAAGAATCCTACAACATGTGTTCCCTCAACAGGACCTAAAGGAGTTGTACCAATACCGTTCATTGCGGCAGAAGTAATAGGTTGCATCGGAAACGCCCATGGCAAATCTTCAGTAGGTATTCCTTTTGTTTTACTCTTGGTTTTCTTCGATGAGTGCAGACCAAATATTCTTGTTCTAACTCTACCTAATCTCATCGGGTCGTCACGGTCTTCTACAACACCAGTAAACCAAACAAAACCATCCATTCCCATAAATTGCATAATATATTCCTATTCTGGCGCCGTTTCAAAAGAATCTTTCATACATTCTAATGTCATTACATATCTTTTCTTGTTAATTTGATGATGTATAGCAGTTATAATCCATTCACCACTCATAACTTGGTCCAATGCCTCATTAGAATTGATTCTTTTAGTGTCTTTATCAATTATGATTTTATCGCCAGCCCACAAAGAAGAATCACCAATAATATCAAACTTAATAACATTAGTCCTTATCTCTGCCATCTTCATATCTCTGTGTATATAGTGTGACTTATCTTTCTTATCGTGTATTTGATATACGTATTCGTCTGGCATAAACCCTATATGAGAATCAGATACTTTACCAAACTGACCATCACCGTCTAATCCAGCCCAACCTAACTCAAATTCATCGCTATCGTATAATGCTTCATATGTATTATAAGACTTTGTTAAAATATTATGAGTAAATAATTTACCACCATACAAACCATTAGTCATACTTTCAGTATGATTAAACCTTTTTTCTTCTCTATACTTCTCTGCTATATTAGTTTTAACGGACATGGTGTCCTTTGATAATACTTTTAAAGAATCTTTTTGTATTTGAGAAACCTGTATTGTAGCACTCGGTTCTTTCATTTTCATATCATCGATAGTAGAAAAATGAAACCCTGTATTATTTTCAAAGAACATATAATTAGAAGAATCTTCAATAGATACACTATTT